GCTTGTGTTTTCTAAGGATTTTAAATGGTAACAGCAACTAACGGACACCGTCCTACGGACGCGACGAACGTCGATCATAAACCCTTACTCTACGATCAACATGGTCGGGGTATACAGATACGGGTAACGCCTGGTGCGAGTGACGCCAGTAGGGTTATAGGATCACGTGGACTCAAGAATCTAGGTGGACGTGTTCAGGAAGAGTACGAAAAAGAGCTAATCGTCTGGACGCAAGCTGCCAAGATATACCTTGAGATGAAGGATGATGTCCATATTGGTATACTCCTAGATGCCCTCAAACTCCCTCTTCTATCTGCTGATTTCGATGTTGAACCTGCTAGTGATGCTGCTAGTGATCGCCTGGCGGCGGACTTCTTGTGGGACAACATGCAGAATATGGACAGGCAATCGTGGCGTAGTCATGTTAGTGATATGCTCGAATCCATAGACTTCGGTTGGGCCATAGGTGAGTTGGTACTGGAAAAACGTAAAGACGGTAAGCTGTATGTCCGCAATATTGATCCGCGTGGACAGGAAACTTTGGATCGTTGGAGTTTCGATGATCATGATCATGTCCTAGCCTTCTGGCAGCGTGATCCTGATAGTGGTTATCTGTAGAACGCTAGTGGAGACTGTCAGTTGCTCATAAGCTATGTCAATATTCAAGACATACTCCTAGATATACAATCGAAGATACCAGTCTCATACTGGTAAGTAGCCTACTATTCTAACACACTATCATTGCCATTGACAAACGCGTGCACAGTACAATCACACAAATAGAAAAGGGACCAGACCCTTCGGCCCAGCCCCTTACCCACGGAATAGGAGATTTGATTGTTTACTTACACGATGGACAGGTTACCCGATGGATATTTGTGGTAGTTGTGATGTTTGGGCCTTCGTAGCCACAAGCTACGCTAAAGGTGATTACATGGGATGGGAATCCTGGGACTGATTTGCTTGTGTTAAGATGTGTCATTTCTGTATCTCCTTACTTAACTTAAATATAGTATAGCAGACCAAGGTAACAAATATGGTTACGCTATGTAACAGACAGGTATAGATATTTCCTGTTAACTGTTCTATGTCCACTATCCGTAACTTGATTATGCCAGTAGCATTCCCCTTTCCATACTTTGACACTACAAATATCACACCGCCATAATTTGCGTGCTGTTACCAACGTCCACTGGTAGTAACCCATCTAGTCTATCTTCTCTTGAATGCTTCTACGGCAAGCCCCACAAGTAACCAAACTATAACGTTGTGTAAGACCAATGCCCAATCCGGCTTCAGCAACACCACCACAGCCCAGAGCAGTTCCCTTAGTTACCCCTCCAGCCCTCCATTTGGTTTCAGTAAATCCCACATCCAGATGTACAATTCTTTCATTCATTTCTATGTCCTGTCTTATTTGAAGGATCGTGCGGTGAAGGTTTCTCGTACAGCGAAGGCAGGGTAGAAAATCAATTCGCCAGATCCTCTCTATGGTGTTCAGCTCGTGCCGTAGTAGCCGAAGACTTGGCCGCTGCTCTTACTAACCACTGGCTGTATTACTGTCCTTCACCTCACATACTTATTGTATCAAACCAAGGTAACAAATATGGTTACGCTGTGTAACAGACAGGTATAGATATTTCCTGCTTGATCCGTTTGATAGCCTCTAGTCGTGAACCCAACGGTGGATAGAGTACTGGACGGCCTATAACTAAGTATGATGAACCTCTAACTTGAGATGGTGGTACTGTACGCTCTTGATCATCATCATCACCAAGGGTGCTACGTATACCTGGTGTGACAATCGTAAAAGGCTCTGGGAATGCTACACGTACAGCTGCAGACTCACGAGCAGAACAAACAACACCAGCAAGGCCACAATCATATGCAAGTTGGGTATAGATCAATACATGTTCTTCTGAAGTATCATTGCTAGTTAATTCTGTAACACCAACTGCTGGAACATTGCTTACGGCGGCCATCATCATATCCCTTCCACCCTGTATGTGTACACTAAACATATCCACACCAAGTCGCGCTACACCACGCGCTGCTTTTTCTACAACACTGGGAATATCGTGAAATTTAGCATCGTAGAACACACGACAGCCTATGTGCTTCAACTCACGCACGATATCAAGACCAACTGAAGACAGGAGCACTAGACCTACCTTAAAGTAATCCACCTCTTCATGCAATTCATAAACTACATCTAATGCTTCCTGATGTGTGTGTACGTCCAGTGCTACTATTACCTCCATACACTCCTACGTCTATCACCATACTTGTTAATAGGTTCTGTCCTCTGTATTCCTAGATCCCGAGTATCTCTAGCTTCAGGCTTAGGTTCACCACCAATAACAGAACCACCACCCACAGACAATGCACCACGCTTGAAGTAAGACATCGCCATGCTAAATGCATCTACAATATCGTCGTGTGGACTCTCGGGAAAGTCAGCAAGCTCTTCAATCAAGTCATTAACCCATTCCTCACCATATGGCAGATGTACCATACCAGACTCCACCATGCCGGTTACAGCAGAGGCTCTACGATACTTGTCACCATCCGGGTTTACACTGAGTACCGGTATGCCCTTGCGTTTGAGATCCTGTATGAGTGATTGGCCACTGGCTTTGTTTTCTATGAGTACCCTGCTGGGGTTCCAGTGCCTATACAACCTCTCAGCATTGGTGAGCAGTTCAGGCCATTCCACACGCTCACGGAACATATCCATCACGAATACGTGGCCACCTTTGCTCTTACCGGCAGTTAGAATTACAGTATAGTCAGCACTCGTCTTAGCTTGGAAAGCAGAATCGCAGGATTGAATAATGTCGATGATTGGTTCTTTCACTTACTTCTTCAGACTTCCAGGTTGATGTCTGACGTGACCAGATGAATTGGTTTTAGTATGATATGTTTACTTCCCACCGTATACTTACATGCAATTGGTACCTTACACCCACCATCTAAAAACCATTCACCATCGTTGGCTGGTCTCACTTCGCCAGTCTCTACAAACGTCACACCACCAAATTCGTGGATCACAGGAACAGGATGGACTATGGCACGAACACCCTGACCATCCCACTGACCAGATTGGTGAATTACACTACCATCATGCATACCTGATAAAAAATTCTCACCATTTGATGGTTCTTTATACTGACCCCTAAACTCATACTCTTTGCCATCATACGTGATTTTCATCGTTGCCTCCAGCAAACGCGGGCATAGCCCGATCATATTCTCCTCTGTGGTATTTTTCATTCCATTCGGGATAGGTATTACACGCCCACCAAATGTAGGGAGCTAGGTCCACCTGTTTAGTTGGAACCGAAAATGGTAAGGTGAAATTTCCCTTCAGAATATTACATTGTGTACATGCTGGTTTTAGATTAAAAGCTAGGCCATGACCACCCCGAGATTGGGGAATAACATGGTCCCACGTATCTGCAGCATGACCACAGATGTAGCACATTTTATCTACCGGTTTGGCCACGGATTTCTCTTTTGCTGCATTCTGGATTGGGTATGGTTTGGTTTGCTATTAGACCACAATGTGAACATTTCACCACATTTGATCCATAAGGTTTGTCTTGTAGTATCCACGTATGCATTTTTAACTCTCCACTTAATCTGATAAATCTATTGTATCAGATATAGGTAACAATTATGGTTAAGATTAGGTAACAGTGGACTTTTATAGGGAAAACCCCCTACACTTTCATGCAAGGGGCATCGTCCACATGGGACCAAGCATACCCACGTTTTTGGTTTTTGTTTATGTCATTCCAGGTCTTACAGGCTTCGATGGCCTCCTCCCTGGTAGTGTGACTAGCAGCCTTGGTATAGAAGGGACTGCCGGTGGTCTTGCGCCATTCGAAACTTACAAACATTTCTGTATCTCCTTACTTAACTTAAGTATAGTATAGCAGACAATGGTAACAGATATAGTTAAGATGTGTGATGGTCAGGTTACGCTTTTCATCAACAACATCCCCTATGCACCGGATATTGGAAAAATAGACCATGAGTTTCATATTCCGAATCGTATTCACAATGTTCCAAACAGAAGTAGCACCCACAATTGTCACAGAAAAAATGCTGAGTGACCTTTACACACTCCTAGCTTTTCTTACTATCTCATCAATAATTCTTTGTTCTTCCGTATGCAGAGATACAAATTTCTCTTTGAGTTGCACTTCCCAATCAACCATTACAATTTCTCCTTAGTATCTACTATCTCTTTGCGGACTCTCTGTTCTTCAACATATAATAATTTTAATTTCTCTTCCAGTTCCCCTCTAGTCAATTCGACATTTTCGTAATAGTCTAAAGCACCGATAGCCCCACCACCAATACCGGCTCTATTACAGGCATCAGCGATGTCATGCCCTTCAACTATTTGAGTATTCCCACTTAACCAATGTAACCTGTACTTATTCATTCTGATACCACCTAAACTAAGATACATACATCATATCAAAGATCAGTAACAAAAACGGTTATGATTGGTTATGATTCGGTAACATCTGCGATCCAATTTCCACCCTCTCCATTCCTATCAGCCTCATACAACAACATATATTCTTTCCACCAATCTCTATGGAACAATAATCCACCCTCTTTCTCAGTAAGCTCACCTAGGTACAACCGCCTGAACTCCCAAGATGGTAATATCCTACGTGCTTCCTCAATGGATCTTTCACTGTAATTAGGATTGGCTGTGGATGGAAACTTTATGAACTGAACATCATAACTAGGATTAGGCTTTTCTGGTGTTCCTAACTCTGTCTTAATCCATTTGACGTTACGCGGTGTACCTGTAAGCAATACTTGCCCTATGAATGGATCTTCCTCTGTACGTTTGCCAGCGTAGAACCTGGTACGCTCCATAGCTCGCCTAAACGCCTGTAGAGGGCAGTCATCAAACTCATCTATCCAACAACCACCCACATGCTGTCCTTCCCATGCTATAAGATTCTCAGCACTGCCAAAAAGCACATTGCCAGATATACATTCTATAAAGTTTTTGGTGATATGTAATTGAGGCTCTTCACCCATCTCTTCTAGGAATTGAACTAGTGTAGGACGATCAGGATCAATTGGAGTGATTATGACACGATCTAGGAGTTTGTACGTAGGAAACCCAACGAACCAAGAAAGAGGACGATTCTGTGAATACTTCTTATGCCTCCACATACGCAACCAGAGCCACCAATACCCTGCTATAGTCTTTCCACCACCCTGACCGGCAGTTACAGCAGTAGTTCTCCGAAATCCCTGTACAAGTTCCTTTTGGCCCTCATGAAATTCGGAAAGATCAACTATTCCTGTAGTAGGTGGTTGGGTCACACTTTTTCCTTAGTATTGCTAGCGCAAGCTACGCTTTTAGCAATGATGAAGCCTAAACTGTACACTGAACACAATTCACAGCAGTACCACAAGTACAAGATGGTTCCGTAGTAGTCCCAAGAATTATGTTTGGATTTGTAGTTGTACCATCTGTAAGAGTAACCACATACTCATAGTCTTCGTATACCCGTGCACACACTGTAATACCTTTATTAACTATGTCACAGTCTTCGAGAGCACAAGATACATCACCAGCCTTTCTCATAGCCTCTATTAGATTCTTACCCTCACAAGTTATAATAAAGATTATCTTAGTCATAGTATCTCCCTGTGTACTAATCTATTCCCATCCGCCTCAGCTATGTCAAAGACACCCACTCCAAGCGCGGTAGCAATCAGTTTAGCCGTATTGGGTGTTAGATGTACCCTCTTATCTTTCTCATGCCTCTGCACAGTAGTAACATCCAAACCAGCATAGTGTGCCAAGTGTTTACATGCCCAACCTTTCTCCATGCGTAACTTAGTCATTACTAACATCGTTGCCTCCAGCAAACGTGTCCGTAGGACGATCCTATAGGAACCTTTCATCCAGATGAAATATAGAATCTACGCCAGTTGGTAATTTACCACGAGCGAAGGCAACCAATCCTCTGACCAACCACCCAGTATTAATCATCCGATCTGTCATTACTTCTAATATGGAGTTACCGGTTGTCAATACATCATCTATTACCAGAAGAACTGGATACCCAGGAATTATATACTCGTGTAACGCGTACGCCAACTTCATACCACCCTCCGGTACACCTACAACACACCCAAACTGGTAACCAGCATCCACAACCCAACTCGCCAGTGCATTCCAATCATCAGTCGTAAGTACATCACAGTCTATTTTCTTGTTGCTTTCTTTACCACTATGTAATGTAAAATCACCGATCTGAAACAAATTCCTAGTGGTCATGGATGTTTCCCTGACGGCAGCTCTGCTGACATCCACAGGCTCCTTTGGAACCGGAGCTACGCTTGCAGTCATTGCTAGCATTAATAGCACCTAGATTCAATTTCTCGTAAGTCCCTAAGAGTCTGTATGGTTTCCTCCTGTTTATCATAACTCTTCTTAAGTTCAGCAAATGCTAACTGTATACCTCTCAACTCAGCCTCTTTAGATTCCATATATGCACGTACAATCACTACATCATGTGCCATACTTTCTAAAACTTCTAATGCATCTCTAGTTTCCTCCGGATACAAACAATTCTCACCGTCTTCACCAAATATATCAATGTACTCTTTAAATTGCTGTACTGCTCTTTCAGGCATCATTTGCTGCTATCCTCCCACTACTAGCTATATACGCTTCCTTCGTGCATCCACTACACACACCGTTCTTTTCCTGCAGTCCCTCATAGTGATCAACGTATCTAACACAGTTCTCGATCAGCAGCACATAATACCGTTTACAATACAGACAGAAATAGATCACTCTTCCACACCTGTACCATCACATTTCTTACAGTCAATCTCACCATAGCCATCACACCAGTCACATCCTGAATCCCAATCTCCATCATCATAACAACTACAGTCCACTAATCCACGACCTCTACATCTCTGACACCATCCTTGCGGTATTGTGGGTATCCTCACTATAACATACTCCTATAGCTCCTAAACCCACTAAAATTGGCAACTCGTTCACCGTCAGGTAAAGCCATAGCTGAATGTTCAAAAGGGGACATATGTCTATCCTTCTCCAGCATATCAGCCAACTTAAGATCCTTTTCTATGTCACGCTTACCATCATGTGTCAGATACGATACGCGTGCACACCTAGCAGAGGAGATACGTGCTATCTTATGAAATGACAAAGGATAATCTATATCTTCCTCAGATCCATCTTCAGTGATATATGGAAGATGCCACCCAACAGAACCCATATCAATAGGCTTATTCTCATAATACCTGTCACGCATTAACATCGCAAGATTACGTATTTCCGGTTGAGCGTCCTCAGCACACCGCAACCTGAAGAAGTCTAACCAGTCCGTGGCCGTGGATATGGTCGTGATGGTGCTGTAAGGCTCAAGGATACGATTGACGACTTGTTTGTGTACTCCACGGTCCATTAAAATCCTAGCTATATATACTGCTGTATCCCTACACGTAAGCCACTCCAACTTACACCACTTTATATCTTCTGACGATAATTCTTCACCAGCAGTCATACCCTTACGATTCTTACCCCACTCTACAGGCATCACAGGATTGTTCTGTACCTGCTCTAGGATCTTGGACGTGGGCATAGCCCTAGATGACTGTGAGTTGCGGGATATCATGCGGTGCGTGAGGAATTCTGGATGAATAAACCTGGGGTAAGTTAATTGGAAGGTAGTGAGTCTATTGCCTGAGATATTTATGCTATCGGCTATTATTTGCACAGCATAGCTGCCGCTAGGAACGTCGTAACTATCCATTTTCATGCCCCCACTCGTTTGGTTGATAAGGTGGGGTTGTATAGTTGCGTCCCTGCTCATCATCCAGTTCCAAGTCAGATCGGTAGAGATTAGGTGCAACAAGCTTTGTATTCTCATGTGCTAACACCCTAGCTGCAAAAATAGCCATGTCAATCCATCGTCCTTCAAATTGACAAGATTCATCCTTCCCGTATCCAACCCACCAGTCCGCTAACCATTCTGATGGAACTAAATGGATTCTCTTCGCAGCTGTAATACTCACCTTTTTAAGCATCCCTTAAACCTCTAATCATCGTAGTTCCAGTCTATGTAAGGATTGCCGGGATTAACTGTCTTATTAGGCTCGTGACAATGACCAGTAGATACAGACCACCAACTATTGAGATACCATGTCTTGGCAGACTCTATCTTAGGTACGTGATAATGGTAGCGATTTACATCCTTCGTAACACATAACCCGTCTATTTTCTTCACTTCCCACTTGTTTCTAGGCATCAGTACATTCTTTTATGGACACAATAACTTTGATAACTTTTGGCATTTTCCAACCGAAAGGTTCTAGTTTTAGATCAGGACGATCTCTTAGGTAACCATACCGATCTTCTCGATAAGCCCTGGCCTCAGCACGAGTACGGAATATCAACCAAGGCAATCCGGTTCGAGTTGCTTCCTTACGCTTCCAATCACATTCAATATGTTCCTGATATCCTTCTGAGAGGTTATCGTACGCACACTTAATCGCCCATGCTGTTTTCTCTTTCATAAAATCTCAATTGGATATTCGGTATTAGTCCCTGTAGTAGTGATTATCCTAGGTTGAGGGAAGCAAGCACAACTGTATATAAGTAAAGGTGGCAATATACTCCAGCTAACTGCTTCCACCCAAATCGGTGCACCACATCTTGGACAATTACCACATTGCGTATATCCCATAATCTACTCCTTTCTTAAATAAGCAGCCTCAGCTGATAACTCCCTCACACGCTCTCCTAAACGACAAGCCTCCTCAACCATTTTGATAATAGTATTATTCCGTTCATCCACTAACTCACTGAGGACATCTATATGGCCAAGCAAATATGGTATATGTGACAAAAGCAAAAGCACTGTACCAGGTGTACGATCCTCTAAGCCTAGTAATTCCCGAATCTCTGCCAGTTTATCGTTAAACGCGTTCGTAGGACGATCACCAAAGGTGCCGCTAGGATCCTCCATCTATCACCTCTACTGGTTCCTGTAACTCACGTACATTACCATCTAAGTATTCCATGATATCTCTGTCACGTCCGTGTATGTTGATAATAAACCGTCTGTTATCTATCTGCAACTCAGCACTCTTTTCGGGCTCATTACTCTTCTCAAAGCCTAACCATTTGGCCCTATCCTGCTTAACCTTCAGCCGCTGCCCAAACCAATCCTTAATAACATCATTATAAGCCGCAATCTCCTTATCCTTATATAATGATGGTGTAGTGTCCTTAAAACATTTTTCTAATTGCTTAATCGAATTCTCAATAAGTTTAATACACATGGCTTCCATTTGGTCCAACTCAGCCAGCTCACGACTCTTGCGTCCTAGTTCATCAGTCTTAAACAGTCCAGCAGCTTCTTTGTCCAACCACCTGATATCGGCTTCAATGGTAGCCAACTTAACTTTGCACTTCTCTGCTATTTCACGTACAGGTAGATGCTGCTTCTGATAGCCACGTACGAGGTTGCGGCGATCCTCCACGGCAAGAGTATTACCCAGTGATATTTTTTTCTTCTCTATTTCAGTCCTGGGTTTTCTAAGCTTGCCCGGCATGGTCCTATTTACCCTATATAAGCAAAGGTATAATTGCGTGCAACTATAAAGTATATCAGGTATTACCCTATATCTTCAAATCTACTCACCACAAACTCATAATTATCATCATCAATTTCCCGTAGCCACATCCACGTATCCCGTAAATAATGCCCAATGGCTGTCACTTTACCACCATCACCATAAGCTCTACACGATACACCCTTTAGCTTCTCCCAATCGCACCCAAATACTTTATCTATACCCAAAAGTAATCCTGACCCCAACTCAGTAGGTATACGTATAGGCACATCACCATTCCCACACAAACACTCCGAATTAACTGTATCAAGTACCCAACCCCCAAAACCCTGACCACCACCACCATAATCTAAATGAATGTAGAATGATAAGATACCATGATCCGTATGCTGTACACCTAAGTTAGTTCCAATAATGACCGCATTCTTAACTTCCATCTATGTCCTCCTCAAGTGGTAATTCCCACCAACCACGCTGTAGCATAATAGCTATAGGCCCAGCATAGTTCGACAAGTCTAGCCACGCATCTAGCTTATCCTCATCCGGCAACTCACGCTCAACACACTCACCCTTGCTAAGGAATAGACAATACTTGTGATCCTCCTCTATACGTGCCAACTTATCGCCTATACGCACTATCAACCCATGCACGCCACCACGCAATATATTCGTAGGACCGTACTTACGCTGACGATCCAACATAATCTCACGCATCTCTGCCAACACCATATCTAGTGCTTGATGATAGGTTTGAGGTTCGTGGCTGACTGGGATACCGTCGGAAGCAAGAGTAAAATTGATAGTCAAGGGTCCATCCCCCATATTATGAGCTATGGGTTCACCATTCTTAAACTTACGCTGTACCATTCTCCCTTTACTTTATCGATCAGCGGTAGCTGCTACGTCTTTGACGCGGAATGTCAAACGTCTAGATTCCGTGATATCCGTACATTCTTGAAGAATATTGATAGACACCTCTGTATTCTATCAAGTATTCGTTGGTTGAACGGCGGAATTTAAATCGTGATCGTCTACTTGAACATGGTGTGTCTATCAATATTCT